TCAGCGCGAGGATGAGGGTTAGCTTATGCAGACCAAGGCAGCGGAGGTTGGACAACGGGAGGATTAATCAAGTTGTCAATCTGCGCTTGCACAGCAGCTTCCGTAGCAGCCTTGTCCACTCCACCCGCCCAAATCCAGCCAAGCACTTGGTCTTGCGTCAATTGAGCGTAGGGGGTGTAAGGTGTACCAGCCGAGTAGGTGACGCCGCAGGTGCTGTACACGCTTGCGTTGTGGGTGTCTTGAACACCGGCACAAGTCCAATGGCAGGTAAAAACTACGTCCTGTTGGCCTTCAGCCTGTGGGTAGCAGTCAAGGGCCGTTATCGACCAAGTGATTGTTGCTGACATGATATTTCCTTTAGGTTATTTGGCGTAAACGCCGTGATACAGGGAACGGGCTTCAGCCGACACAAGGCCAGCCAATTCAAGGTCTTTGAAATAACCAATTGCTTTGGTTTTTCCATCTTTCATTAAACGGACAACCCAAGACTTACTTTTCTTATGCCAAGAAACACCAGCATATCCAGATGTGTTGTTTGTCAACACAAAACGATTGCATTGGTTTTGGCTACGGGTTACTTCACGCAAATTTTTCAAGCGGTTGTCTTGACGGTCACCATTGATGTGGTCAATTTCCTTGGGCATATAGCCATACTCAAGCAAGAAAATAAGGCGGTGAACCTTATGCACTTTGCCTTTCCACGTTACATGACGGTAGCCAGTTGCATGGATTGAACCTGCTTCTTGCCCAACAAGGTATTGCTTGTTAGGGTGTGCTACTTTTTTCCAATACAAATGACCGTCTTTGTGGTCAAAGTATTCAGCGACTAATTGTTGGGTAATCATGCTACCGCCAATGTAGTTACGGTTCCAGATGAACCACGATATTTCAAAGCACCTGCTTCAACGTACAAAGTGCCGCCAGCAATGTTACCTGTTGGCGCTGCGGTGCGGTTGTAAATAACCAAACATCCAGATGCGCTAGTGGGGTCAGAAGTACCGCCAAGCAAAAGATTTGACACAGCGGTCAATGTGAGTGCTTGGGTGAAGGTGATGGTGTTTCCTGCTGTGCCGGACGGGGCGGTATACCAAGCGTGAGCCCCATAAGCAGACTCTTGTTGTGAATATCGTGTTGCGCCGCCTGATGTAGTTATGTATTTCCATCCAGCGTTGTAATAGGCATTTGAAGCCATTTCAAGGTCTGTTCCATTGCCAGCATAAGCAATTGAGCCAATCTGAAGCGGCTTATATGTCGCCCAAGCACTAGGAGTAACACCTAGTCCAAGGTTGCCGCTGGAGTCGAGGGTGGCATTTAGTACGCTGTTGGTGTACATACGCAATGCTGCTGCGCCCGTAGTACCAATGCCCAAGTTGTAAGTGCTGAGTGTGTACAACTCACCTTGACCACCAGCAAAAGCACCACCAACACCAGCCAAGATTGCAGAATTACTTGCTCCGAATCGGGTTACGCCATTTACATCCAGCTTATAAGCAGGCGAACTCGTCCCAATACCAAGCCCTGTGCTGGTAAGGCGCATTTGTTCGGATCCGCCAATATAGAAAACATCCGCTGTACCGCCAAACTGATAAAGCGGATTACCAGCAGAGTCGTATGCGTTCAAAATGTCCGCTGCACTGCTTCCCAAATAAACGCCATTGGTGCTTCCGTTGTATCGCAAATAAACTGCAAAAGGCTCGCTTGCACCAATAAATTTGGAACGTCCATTGGCTGTTACTGTTCCAGTAGTTGCAAAATTAGTCCCATCAAACGTCAGCGCACTACCAGTCGTGACCACCTTAGAGCCATTAAGGTAAGCAACACCGTTGGCAGTGCCGCCAGACAAAGTAAGGTTGCCCGATACGGTTTCGCTGGTTACGCTGCTAGTTCCACCAGATACGTTGGTTGCCGTGGTCGCAGTAGCTGCATTGCCGCCGATAGACAAACCAGCAGCCGTGCCGGTGATGTTTGTACCAACAAGCGCACTAGGAGTTCCCAGGGCAGGCGTTACCAGCGTGGGAGAGGTGGCAAGCACTACCGCACCGGAACCCGTGGTCGATGCCAGCATTGTGGTCGTGACCGTGCCGGTGTCGCCGGTTGTCACCATGTTGCCGGAGGTGGCTGGGACGCTAATGTTAAAGGTGGAGGCCGTATTTGGGCCAATCAAGTTAACTTGACCGCCTAGCGTGGCTTGAAAGACTAATTGACCCATGATTTTTCCTTTACGGTGCGATGATTAGTTGGGAGGCTGTGAGAGCGCCTGTACTTGGGTTGTATTTTAATTTCGTGGAACTGGTGTATTCGGTTGTCAGATTTCCAGCGGTGGCGGAAGCAAACAATGGATACCGAGTCGCGTTTGTCGTAGTGTCGTCCGTTACCGTGGCATACGCCGTAGGAGTAGTCCAGGTTGGCGTTCCAGAGCCTGCGCTAGTCAAAACCTGTCCTGATGTTCCAGTGGAGGAATTAACTGTTAGAGCGCCCGTAAAAGATAACGTGGTGAAATAACCAGCCGCCGCAGTAGTCGCACCGATAGACAAATTATTTATTGTTCCAGCAGTAGCTGGGTTAATTGTTACCGTCCCCGTACCTGTTGGCGAAAGTGTTGCGCTTTTGTTAGCTGGAGTAAATGACAATCCACCGTTTACGGTTACGTTACCGCTGCCGCCGCCATCCCAATTAAGCAGGCTTGTACCGCCTGAAGTGCGGAGGTTCCCACCTAAAACAGATTGTGCATAGTAATCAGGGCTAACAACTTTTACGTTCGCGTTAATTGTTGAGCCGGTAATTGTGTTTGCAGTTGTCCCACCAATAGCGGGGGGGCTTGACAAATCTAGCGTACCGCCAAGCGTCAAACTTCCTGAACTTGTTACCGTGCCAGTTAAAGTAATTCCGGAAACAGTACCCGTGCCGGTCACGCTAGTAACGGTTCCGCTTGTAGGCGTTGCCCAAGAAGGTAAACCAGAGGCAAGCGTTAAAACCTGACCATTTGAGCCAGCAGCTAAAAAAGAGGTAACAGACGCGCCACTTTGATACGGCAAGGAACCAGTAGCACCACCAGCAAGGTTTGTCGCAGTAGTAGCTGTGGTCGCCGTAGTGGCTGTGGTCGCTGTGGTTGCAGTAGCCGCATTTCCGCCAATGCTTAATGATGTTGCCGTCCCCGTTAAACCCGTGCCAGGGCCACTAAACTGAGACGATGCGGTAATTGTGCTTCCGCCCACCGTAGAGCCGCTAATCGGCGTTCCCGTAATGCTACCGCCCGTAATCGCCACATTGTTGGCGTTTTGCGTAGACATTGTTCCCAAGCCTGAAACTTGAGTATTAGCAATTGCGATGGCCTGTGCAGACAATGCGGTTAGCTGGCCTTGCGCGTTAACAGTCGCCGAAAGGGTTTGGCTTGCAGAGCCGTAGGAAGCCGCAGAAACGCCCGTATTTGCGATGCTAAACGTGTTGGAGGCCAGTGATAGCCCTGTGCCCGCGTAATAGGTAGAAACGCCGGAAAACTGCACAAAGGTAATCGGCGTAGTTCCAATGGTTCCAGTAACGGCGGAGGTAGACACCCAAGCACTATTGCCGTTTGTAGTTCCGTTAACGACTACGGTGTAAGCGCCTGGTACTTCCGCCCAAACATCCATGTCAGTAGCGCGAGTCCATGCACTAGCCGATGCGACATAAATGCCGTTTGTCGGTGTGCTTGCCTGATTTTTTACCAATACCCTGTCACCTGCTAGCGTGGTGTATCCGTCAATGGTTTGCAGGCCGGATAGCGTGATTGCTGCCGTTGTTCCACATTGGACGGATTGCTTAGGATTCAGACCCTGTGCCACGGCATCGACGTATGCTTTGTTGGCAATGTCGGTGTTTCCAGAAGGTGAGGTCGTGATTTGTCCGGTAGTGGACAAGATATTGGTAAAAACACCCGTGGAAGGTGCGATCGCACCGATAGTCGTGCTATCAATAGTGCTATTTGTGATCGTCAGTCCCGTCTGAACGGGGTTAATCGTTGCATAAAATGGCAAACCCTGACCGATAAAAGTGTTGAAACTGTTATCCAGATTAAACAGCGCCTGCACTGGCAGGATGTTTTGATCTACGGTCTTTGCTGGGTTTGCCATTTTTTACCTTACGACTGGTCAACCAAAGGTGTGACGTAAACCAAGTTAGTCCCCGATACGCTCTTTGCAGTAACGTAGCAAGGCAATTGGTTGTTAATAACAGGGCAGGCGAAAACAATAGGCATTTCCATTACTGCGGGCAGAATGTAATCACCGAAAGTTCCGTCCCCTGGTACTGCTGCTGAATCGGTAGAAATTTGACTGAATTTGATAGCTACGCTTCCAGTACCCGTATTTAGGCAAGAAACGTAATTAGCTTGGTCAGTCGTATTTGTTACCAATGCAACCGCCGAATGTGCGCTAGTCGTCACGGACAGGCCGAGAGTTTGACCAGCCAAACGGAGTACAGAGGTGTTAGCCATGATTAAACAGCCGTAACGGGCAACGGGCCTTCAGCGCGAACGATTTGAATGGCATACGCACCTTGTGCTGGAGTAGCACTTGCATTGGTAGCATTTACAAATTGAACGGAAAGAACGCCAGGGTTATAACAATCAGCCTCGCCAGGGATGATACCCACGGTTTGAATGCCAATAGCGCCGATAACCAAAATCAAATCAGTTGTTTGCAGGCCAGGGACGCTAAACGTCTGAACTGCGCTGGTATAGGCAGCAACAGCGGTAGGTGCAAGGCTAGGGGCGATGTAAAAAGTTTCGTGGGAATTACCACGGGTGATGGTCGTAGAAGACATATTGATTCCTTTGAAAAGGTGAGAAATTGTAACCCGAAAAGAAAAAAAGCCATCCCTTTTGAGGACGGCCTTCCTTCTATCTATACCCGTTTAGAACGGGACGCTGAAGTCGTAGCCGTAGACATATACGTCAAACGTAGCGCCTGCGACTGGAGTAGTCAGACCAGCAGTTACGTTCAAGTACAGGTTTTGCACGGTAGCAGCGGTGGCGGACGACGAAGCGGCAACCAACGACACACCTTGAGGAGTAGTCAAGTTACCAGCGGTGATCGCGCCGAACAAGCTAGAACCACCCGAAGTCGTAGCAACGCCGAGCGCCAATCCGGTAGGAGTGACAGAAGCGCCGCTGGCGTTCAGGTTGGTAACCATGAGGCTTTGAGGCAGATAAACGGTGCTATTGACCACTTGGAAAGCATAGTTTCCGGTGGCGTTAGCGGTCACGTTCTTGATCGTGCCAATAAGACGCAGGGTGGTGGCGGTCGTAGCGCCTTGGGGGTGAGTAGTATTAGTTACTGCTGGGCCTGGATTTGCCATGATAGTTTCCTTAAAAAAAAGTTAGTAAACGGGGCCGAAGCCCCATTCAGGTTTAGCTAGCGATGCGGCAAGCCAACTCAGGGTAGAGTGGCGCCCATCCATACAGTACATCCAAACGAGTCGGGCATTCTGTTACTTTCGGCCTTTCGGCTTACTGACCATTTTTCAATGGCGGGGTAGATTCTTCGATCCACCCTCTGAGACTTCGGATTTAAGTTACGTCTCAGTTCAGACTATCGCATCAACCTTGTTACAGGTTGTTTTCTCACTTAGTCGTTCACGGTGCTTTTTATCGCTTCCGCCTTGTTGTCTGCTTCCAGAGTTCCAAGTCAATCAGAGAAAATTTTTCCTTAACACCTTACAGTATTAGGCCACCATAGCAAACATTTTATCGTTTGCACCGTTAATGGAATCGTTGTTAATTGTGTACTGGCGAACCACACGCATAGACAGACCGATTTCTTTGTCCGAAGCACGACCAGCAAAGTGAACGCCATCAGGCAATTCAAGGTCAGCCACAGCCAAAGTAAACGCATTGCGGTGCATCATGATGTTCTGAGGAGAAGCAACGCCGGTGTTATTAAACGCCGTGATGTTCTGAGAACCAGAGGATGTAATGCTCACGTTTTGGAATTGACCAGCGGTGATGATGGCGGGGCTTACTTGCACCGAGGTAGCGCCGGTTCCAACGGTAGTCGTAGCCATAACCACAAAGTTGCGCAGCTTGCCGTAAGATTGACGGTTCTGAGGGTTGACAGCATACACGCCAGGGATAGTGAACACGTCACCAGCATTGAGCGTGGAGGCAGACGAAGCAGCCAAAGAGATAGTCGAGAATTGCGACCAGCCGGAGGTCAGGAAGCCAGTGCCGGTAGACACGTTGATGGCGATGGTGTTTGCAGACCAGCTACCAAAGGTTTGAGACACGACGTTCTGATCAAGTTTCCAGTTCACGCCAGCGGAATCACGACCCATCAGGCCCTTGCGGTACTGCTCGCCGATAGCTTCTTGGGGAACGAAAAGACCCTTGAGGCTGTCAACGATAGTGGCAGAGGTGAACGGCTCGATGATGACCGAACGACGACCGTCGCGGGGAGCGCCTTCGCTGTCCAGGTAAGCACCAGCGGTCAGATAAGTAATCAGACCAGTGGGAGGCGTACCAGCAGTACCGACGATGTTGGCGGTGTTCAGGTTAGCCATAACCATACCGTCACGGTCAATCTTGTTAGCGATTGCGGCAACAGCGGGTTTCAAAACGCGGCTAGAGAACATATCCAACGACAAAGCGAGGTCTTGCGTGGTGAACTGGGTATCAACGTGGAATTGAGTGCTCAGAGTCACGGGAACGCTAGATTCGTTGAAGTCTTCAACATTCAAAGCAGGGCCGGTAGTACCGATGAAACGACCAGGTTTACGGACGTTAACGGTGTTACCGATTTTTGCACCAACCACAGCGAACTGGTCGTCGTAGTTACGGTCAACTTCCGAAGTGAAAGTCAATTCATTTTCCAAGACCATCAATGCTTCATTGGTGATCTTGCTGATAGTTAGCAAGTTATTTGCCATGATTAAATACTCCTAGATAAAAAAAGATTTACCGAATTTTGCCCGCTTTGCGTTGCGCTTTCCAAGCCTGATAGCTGCCATGAAATTGACCGTTAGAGTCCACACTTGCTTCCATCGAACTGTTTGCGCTGCGAATCGGGTTAATCGGCGGTTTTGCTTTAGTTCTTACAACAGGTTCACTCGGCTCCGCTTGAGTTTGCTTCTCAAACCTTGCTTCTAGTTTCCCAATCTCGCGTAGTGCGGCATTTGGCGACATAGACGTAATACGTTTTGCAACTTCATCGTCTTTTGCAAGGTGATATAGGATTTGTGGGCCCACTTCACTTTCCAAGATAGCATCACGAATCGCGTCATTTACTGCCACGCTACTAGATGCAACCATGTCATCGAAATCGGGAATATCTGCTTTAGCTGCTGCAACTTTAGAGGCCCATGCAGAAATTACTTTCTGACGTTCCCCGTCTGCCCTGCGTTCAGCGTCTTCCTTATCTCGCCTTACCAATGCTTGTTCAGCCGACCAATCTGCTAATGCCTCTGCGAATTCAAAGGCATCAGTAAATTGAGACGGTTGAGGCTTTGCATCAACAGGTGCAGCCGGTTTAGGCTGTGTCTGCTGGCGTAAAGCCGCTACTTCGGCCTCCAGTCGTTCCCGTGCTTCGCGCTCCCGTGCCGCTTCTTGCCGCGCCAGTTCACGTTGCTTGGTTATTTCTGAAAACCTTTTCTCGATTTTCGGATTCTGTTTACGTTCTTCTGCTGGTTTAGCTTCATCTTCCTCACTTGCATCACTCTGCGAAATTTCCTCTACCGGCTCTGATTTCTCAGCCTCGGGAGTCTGTTGTTCGTCAGCTAATCCAAGTCTATTTGAGTAAAAATCCGCTGCATTCTCGCTAGTCAATACTTGACCGGCTTCTTTTTCGCTACTTGCCATGAGTTTCCTCAAGAAATATACCCAGTTAATACCTAACTGGTAAGGTTGTGTGGTTTATACCACAAATTCTATATAGCGCGTTCAGTAGTTTCTGCTGATGCTGCGCGCAATGAGCGTTCATCTAGCTGCGCCAACATAAGCGCAAACTGTCCCTTAATGTGTTCAATCTCAATTTGAGTCTGTGTTTTAAGTACCGTATCGTGCGCCGCCGTATCAGTCCGCAGCTTCATATCAGCGTGGCGCTCTTGGTCGCGTAGTTCAAGGTCGTGGGCGCGGTTGGTTTCTTTAATCAACGTGCGCTTAGTTTCGGCGTCTTGCTTGACCTGCTCAATGTCGGAGCGTTGTTTCATAGCCAATTGCATTTGCTGCATTTCTTGCTGCATTTTCTGCATTTGCGCCTGTGCATTCTTGAGTTGCATTTGCACTTGAGGCGGAATAGGCGATTTTTCATCAATCTGCGCCAGCGGGTTAGCAGCGGCAAGGCGATCAGCAATGATGTCAGCGCCAGGGAAGTCCATGTTGCGGAAAATAAGGTCGCCTGCTTGTTGCATAAGGGCGGGGTCAACCTTGAGCATATCAACCATAGATTCCACAGCTTCTTGGCGCTTACTGTTGTATCCAGGGCCGGTGTCCATCACCACGTCGTATTTGCCTACGCTCATATCGTGCATTACGGTATATACACCCTGGGCGTCTTGTTGCGGTTGATTGATACCCACTAGGTCAGGCTTTCCGTCAGGGCCAATGATTCGCATTACGCGCTGCGAGTCGTAAACGTGCGGAATCAGGTCAAGGATGATCTTTCCGGTGTGCTGGATAGACTTTGTAAGGTTGTCGTAAAAGTCAAAGTTTGTCAGGTCTACCTGCTGCTGCTGACCGTTCAACGCCTTACCGGACATATTGCCTGGCAGTTGTTGGCTAGGGTCGTAAATGCCCATTAGCGTGGAGATGTCCTGATTGATAGACTGTGCAGCCGCCATCACGCCGGTGGGCGGTGGTTCGGGTTGCAGGCGCTGGGGTGGGGGTGCAGGCTGTCCGTCAATGTCGGTTTGCTTGTAGCGTAGCAGCGGATAGGATTTGACGTTAGCGCCAGCCCATTCGTTTTCGTGGCCTTCGTCTTGGCCTTCTGCCATTATCCATTTGGCCTTTGGAGCAAGCGCAACCGATTCGGTGATGGTTGTCTGCCAGAAGTTGTACATCCGTTGGGCGTCTTTGGCGTGGCGAACCATGCCGAACTTCTTCTTTTTGTCTCCAATCACCACATGGCGACCATAGACAGGCACGACAGGGATATACATCCCAGGCCATTCGCGTTCCTCAATTACTTCAATCGCCGTCAATTTCTTCCATTTCACCGTGCGTTTGTAGCTTAAGCGCTCATTTACCACTTCCAAACCAGCCAGTTCAAGGCGCTTGAAGAAATCTTTTCCCTCTGCAAACTTGCTTGTACCGTCGCTCAGTTGGT